ATCTAATCCTGATACTTACAATAGAGATAATTACATAGATGGAGCTGCATATCTATCTATGACCAACGCACTACAAATGAAAAAGAATGGTGATTTATGAACACAGATTTAATTGAAAAAATATTGCGTAAAAAATATGGATGGGATCAGTTTCCTTTACCAATAATTCGTATACAAAAACAAATTTCTAAAAAAGTTGTGCAGCTAATTGAATACAAAAAGAAAAAGGTAAAAGCATGAATGTAAAATTAAAAAATGCAGAATTAAGTTTGCAAACTGGATTTGAAGTTGGACAAAATGAAGAAATGTATCAAGGTATTTTTAAATCAATGGTCAAAAAAGGCGGTTTTCAAATGGGAAAATTAAGTCCTGAAGGTATGGGTAAACATAAACCTATTTTTACAAAGAAAAAGAAAAAAAGAAAAAAAAGAAAATGACACCAAGACAAAGTAAAATATTAAAATATGTCAATAAGTTTTGGGATGAGAATAGTTATTCTCCAACATTACAAGAGATAGGAAAAGGTTGTGAAATTAAAAATGTTACAAGTGTTTTCAATAGCTGCAACTATTTAGAAAAGCGAGGGTACATAACCAAGTTAAAGAATACCAGGAGAAGTATAGAGCTTACAGAAAAGGGAAGGATAAGTGCTTAAAATAGAAAAAAATATACCTGTGCAACCAAAACGAGAAAGTAATAATACGAGAGTTGTAAGAGAAATGAGTTTTGGGGATAGTGTATTTTTTCCAAGAGATAAATTTATTTATAAACACAATGCTGTTAGATGGCTTCCACAGAATGTAGATAGTTTTATAAAAATATTACAGAAAAGAGCTAAAAAAATGAATGGCAAAGTTATTTCACGCAGAATAAAAGATGAAAACAACAATTTAAGTGGATTTAGGGTTTGGTTACTAGATAAAGATGCCTAAACAAGATCCTGAAGAACAAATTAAAGAATTAAAAACTAATTTAAAATTTATCAGCAAACAATTAGAAAAAGCATACGATAAGAATAGTAAACTTCGTGTTGAAAATATTGAATTAAAAAACAAATTAAAATCTATCATTCCAACAAGTGTAAGTGAATCCAAGATATAGTTATTTTGAGAAGGGTAATCCATTTAACGAATGGCATAGAACAATTGATAATTTAGCTGCTGTTGATATAGACCTGGTTGAAGTATGCAGTAAATGTTATCAGCCATTATTACTGATCGAACACGCATACGACAAAGGTCAAACATACAAAAATTGTACGGCAACAATGAAGTTGGCTAGGCAAAGCAAAATTCCTGCAATGCTAATTTTTTATAAAGATATGAAAACTTTTAGAGTGAAAAAACTTTATCCATCAATGGAGAATGAAAGAACGGTACAAGCATCAACTTTGGTAAGATATTTACGAAAACTCCATAATTTGCATAAATGTTTCTAAAAAAGTGTCTATAAATTAAGCGAGAATGAGGTTTAAGGAGGAGGTCTGTATGATTAGACCTCCCAAGTTAATTAGTAAATTCTAGCTATCAATTTGCTCATATCCTGCTGTGCATTAGGATCGGAGAAGGTTGCGTAGCCAATTTGTGTCTTTGTATCGTTATGACCTACACGAAGTGCTATTGTTCTTGAATCAACTCCGCTTTTTTGCCATTCTGATATAATAAATCGTCTAAACATCTTTGTATCAACGATACTACTATCAAAACCAAGTTTATCACATTTAGATTTAAGATAATCTAAACTGTATTTATAACCGACATCGAACAAATGACCTGATTTTATAGATTTCTGACGAGTATATGTGTCAAAGAAATATTTTAGTTTTTTCGGTATTGGCACTATTCTTTCACCCATCATAGCATCAGCGACACGCAATTTCGCAGCTTTTGTTGGTGTTATCTTGCTATTTCTAACATTTCTTGAATTTCTAATTGTAATAGTTTTGTTATGCCAATTAAAATCCTCGTAAGATAAACCTGCTGCTTCACCCCATCGAATGCCAGTTGGATATTGAATTATAAATATAAATGACAATTCCTGAAATTTATGAGCAAATCCATTCTCAGAATAATCACCGATTTCATCACGATTTAATGCACTATTAAATGTCTTTTCCAAACTTATAAGTAATTTTTTCGCTTCTTTCGGTGTCATTGCTCTTGGTTGATGCAATGGTCTATATTGTGTTGGTTTCTCTTTATACCTATGATGTGGAGATTGAAACCAGTTTAATTGCTCTGCTTTTGTCAACAAAGTATTTAAAAAGTTTCTTACTCTTTTTGCCTTTGATTTAGAGAATTTATGCTTTGCAAACATATCATCTAAAAAATCAGAATACCATTCATAGGTAATATTAGACAATGGAAAGTGAATTGCTTGTTTTTCATCACCATTACCAAGTATTTTAAATAAAGCTTTTCTACTGTCTTTATATCGTTCAACAGTATCTTCTTCTAAACCTTCTTGATCAAAAACATCAAGACGTTTTAGCTCTATTCTCTTATCCCATTCTTTTTCAAGTTTGGTATTTACATGACCAATAGTATAGCCATTATCACTCAAAGATGGTGTTTTATTCTTATATTCTTTTTCCCATTTAGTAGCATTCTCAATAGCAATGTACCTTTTAGGATGTAAGAATTTTTTTATCTTTGTTAATCCGTTAGGATCTTCATATTTTATAACAACTTGGTAAACCTTTTTACCACGATGTGTTACATTCCAAATTTTCATAACTACTCCTTTATCTACTCTACACAAGAAAATTTAATTGTGTAAATGTAGAGTGAAAGTAACATAAAATAGAAAAAAAATGAAGTATAAATAGGTATGAAAATATGGGAGAATAGCTTGATTTTGTTAAATTAGAAGGGTGAAATACGGTCTTGAAAACCGTTTTTGAGGTAGGAATTCTGGGAAAAATTATGTGCTAGGAGTGAAAATAGAGTGAAAATAAAAAAAATATTTTTGTGGCGGAGAGTGAGAGATTCGAACTCTCGATAGACTTGCATCTATGCTAGTTTTCAAGACTAGTGCATTCAACCACTCTGCCAACTCTCCCTAATACAAGGAGAGCCATATCATAATTAAATAGGAGTAGAAGCAATAAATTGACAAGAGAATGCAGCAGCCACATCTTTATCTTTAAATGGCTGATCCACTCTTTCTACGATCTCGTCAACTAGCTGATTGCAGGTTTCCCAATCTTCAATCTCTCTGCCAATTTGTGCATTATACAAGCACAGATTGGTATTTGGTTGAATGTTCAGGAAACATACAACAGCTACAATTTTAAACATTATTTTTTCTTTTTGCCTTTTTTGGTAACTTTTTTTGCTTTAACCATTTTGCCAAACATCATTTTACCATCTTTTTTCTTACTTCTTTTCTTCATTCCTCTTGCCATGAATATCTCCGTATTGTTGTCTTACGAGTACGGTATCTGCAAAATAATCATTTGACCAATGCTCGTAATAGTTAGTTTTTCTTAAAGATGAACTGCCATCTTCAAGCTTTTGATAGCTCTGTATCAAAACCATATAAAATTCATTGTCTGGCTCAAAATCATCACTTTCTAAGAAATCTATTTCTTCATCGTCAGGATAACTGGCGATTAAATAAACATCTTCTCTTACAAAGACTTTATTAAGAGCATGGACATAATCGTTTAATTCGTCTGCTGTTATGTAAAGATCTGCACAAGCAACAATGACAACATCATATTTGCCAAATTTTTTTGCCTGGTCAACAACTTCATTGAGAAAATCTTTGGAGTCTTTTATCTCTACAATTTTTAATTTATCTTCTTCTCTAGTTTTCTTGGCAAACGGACATACTGGCAAGTTACCAAGATTTATATTTGGCTTTTCAATAAAATTTTTAGACCAGGTTAAAATATCCTGTGTGATTGTTCGCTTCACCTAAATCGTCTAGTTTTTTTGGCAATGCGTTTTGGTTGTTTAGAATGTTGTTTACCTCGTCTTGTATCTCTACGTTTAGCTCTAGTAGTAGAAGCATATTCGGATGCTGTCATAGATTTGATTGCAGCTTCAGGTAAATATCGTTCACCTGTTTCACTACTTTTCTTACCTGACTTTGTTCTCCATTTTTGCTTTGTCCAATTTTTAAGACTTCTTTGACTTTTTTTTAGAGCCATTCTTTTTCTTTCCTAATTTTTTAAAGTCTGCTGCTGTAATTTTTCCAAATGGTCTAGCAACATCAATCTTCTTTTGTTTTTTGCTTAATCTTCTTGGCATTAGTTTCTATATCCTCCACCTGCAGCTTTATACTGCTTGGCTAACATTTGTGCTTTTCGTTTTAAAATGATCCCCCCTGTGTGCAAAGACACAGGGGAAATCACCGACCAGACCATTGTCCTGGTCTGCCACCTTTCGATCCTGCTTTTATTTTATTAAATAATCTTTTACGCATAGCAGGTTTTGTATAATTACCTGCTTCGTTTACTCGTGATTTTTTTTTCGTCATATCCATTCATCCTCTCTGTACGGACTATGTTTACAATTAAAACACATCCATTTATCACCAATATTAAGAATAAGATCAATTGGATCACATTCTTTGCATTGACGATTTCTTTTTTTAATATCCATCATTTTTTCACCACCAGGTAATTCTTGTGGTTTCTTTTCAGGAAATAACTCGTAGTATTGTTCAGCTCTTTTTCTTCGCTTTGTTTCGCTTCGAGATTGCCTTTGCCTTCTTCCTTGCATCTGCTTTTGAACTTGCTCCCCATTTGCGTAATGACAATAACAATCGAGTTGGTTTTCCGTCTTTGTATTCCTGACCTTTTGCATTTCCCATCCTTGCTAGGAAACTTGCTCGTCTAGGATTATCACCAGACTTAACAGGTGGTTTTAAGTTCAGACCTTCTTTTCTTTTAAAGTACCTACGACCTGCTGCTGTTAAACCACCAGTTTTACTTTTATGTTCTTTTCTCATCTTTTGAAAAATTTAGTTGCACCTTTGATGCCGTAACTTGCTGATACGATTGCACCCCAAGTCCAAAAATACCAATCAGGTACATTGTTTTTTAAAGCATTAAAACCTGACTCAACATATATTTGCAAAGGTGGAATCCATATCATTATCATTGGAATACTCCATAAAACCAAAATCCATTCATCTTTCCATGAATCTTTTGATCCTTTAATTGCTTCTATATCCCAATCAATTTCTCCTTTAATTTTTTTTTCCATTAAAGAAGATTTAGCTTTAATTTCTAAAACCTTTTGCTCTGCTTTAGCTTTTTTTGTTTCTGCAAAACTTTTTACTCCGTCAGATACAACTCCTAATAATGGTTTTGCTAATAACTGCCACATACTAGAATATGCTGTTTAAAATTATTAAAATGATAATCACTCCAACTCCCATAAGGAATAGTTGTACTGATCTTTTTAATCCTGTCCAAAAATCTATAAATTTATCAAACATATTATTCTCCTCTGATTATATTTGCTAATGCCTGGCTTCTTCCAGGCACTTGTCTTGCTAGTTTAGAATTTAAAAGTTCGTCAGCACATTCATTCCATTCGTTATTTTTTGCGTGTGCTAAAGTTTTTTTAAATTTAGATAATCCAGTTACTCCAATCCAAAATGCTAGTTCTACAAAGCAACCAAACTTTTCATCTGGCATCTTCATATCTTGGCATAGTCTTGTTGCTCCTTCAAAAGCAGTTTCAAAATCTTTGTCAAAAACTTTATCCCAACCTTCTTTAGTTGTTGGTATTTCTTCTCCAGGTATAATTCTATGACCATAGCCACCTGTTTGAAAAGACTCTGTTACATTGCCATAACTTAAATTGTATGGCTCTAGTCTAAATCCTTCGTGTTCTTTGATGCGTTGTTTCCAAACATCAATCAAGCTTAAATTTGTTATTTCCATAATAATATAAAATATGTACACCTAATTTTTTTTGTTCAGGTGTAGCTCTCCTGTTTATTCTTTTACCTTTATGCTTACCTGTTAAACGTAAAGAAACTGTTTTGACGTCTATAAGTAATACTTCTTTTTTTTTGGAATGAACGGCAACCAGGTCAACTGGTGATGTAACACTTAAACGAAAAAATACATAATAACCTTTGTCGCTTAAATATTTGGCAGCAGCTAATTCAGAAGAAGTACCCTTCTGGTGTTTTTTATTCAAACCAATAGATTTCTAACTAATAAAATAAGATTGGTGAACACAGCAAATCCAACTGTCCAAATAATCATCTGTATATTTTTTATTGATTTCTCAATATGAAAAAGATGATTTGATTTTATAACACTTATATCTTTTTTAATTAATGCGATCTCTTTATCTAATTTATTTATTAGATCCTTGTTTGTCTGTGCAGTTGCTTTTGCCATAACTTATCCTTAATATTTGTGCGTTACAATTTTATAAATTTTCATGTTACCTTCTGCATCTGGTCGTAATTCTGCTTTGACCTGACCGCATTCGTAACGAATGACATTTGTTCTATTTTCAGCTAAATTTCTTTCAGCTTCTCTTTTTGCTTTTAGACAACCAGATAAACCTTCTGTCATCATGTGTCCGTCTAACGATCCGTTGACAAACATACAAAGTGCAAAAACTGTTTCAATGACTCCCATTGTTTCTTACCTTATCTTTTAATTCTTCAACATCTGTTTGCAGCTTTGATACCTGCTTTTGTAAAAACTCGATGTTAATATTATTGGATTCAATAAATTGTATTTCTTCTTCTATTGTTTCAAACTGACCTGATAAAAACTCCAACAACATATATTGCTCATTATCAATTGGCTTTTGATCAGCAGCTTTTAACAAGTCTGCTTCAAATAAAGTTGCTCTTGTTTCTATATTATTTAATCGTTCAATTATGCCAAAGTAAGCATAAACTCCAATTGCTGTTGCTCCGAGTATGCTTAACAAATTTCGGAGTGGCATTGAAATACCTGTATTGTCTGAAATCTTCATTTACCACAAGTACACATTTCTTCGTTGCCACCGCAATCTTCACAAGGAATACAATTACAATATAATTCTTTTCCGCAATCACAAAAATGTTTTGTATTAATCATGTATCTCCCAATCTAATAAATGTTACACTTGTTGAATTTTTATTAGTATTACCTCTAAGGTAATTTCCCTCTAGTAAACCAGTTACACCAAATTTCATTTTATGATTTGATGTATCTGAAACATCATAAAGATGTTCTCCTGTAACAGAAGCATTTGAGTATCCATCAAAAATTGTTGTAAAATTTTCCATTTGGTCATTGGTATTACTAAAATTATTTCTTGTTCCATACATATATACATCAACTGTATCTGTTCCGCCTGTATCTTCATAAAAAGCAAAAATAGCTTTTACTAACCAAATACCTGTACTTGGAAAAGTAAATACTCCACTGCTTTGTGTAACTGGAGAGCCAAGACTTGCATATCCACTTGTGTCATTTAGTTCCCAGTTATTAACAATAATGTTAGATGAAAGACCACTATTTGTCGTATCAGTTGTTAGTCTATATTGTGAAGCTGATGTAATTCCACCTTGCACATATCTGCTTGTTGATAATGTTCCACTAGATATATTACTTGCATTGAGGGAAGTTAAGTTTGCTCCGCTTATACTTGGTAAACTTGATATGCCTGTGCTTCGTACTGTTGTTAATGCCATTCTATACTCCTATGTAATAAGTTTGTAAGCTGTAAAGTTTGTGTGATTAGCTTCTAAAGTTTTACTACTACCTTGATTTTGATAAATGAATGCAGAAATGTAATCTGTTACACTTGTTAACTCAAGAATACAACTAACTTCAAAACTGTTATGATCACCAGTATCTTGATATCTTCTATAAGTTGCACCTTGTTGTGTGCCATTTGTGGAAGCAGATCCATTAAGTCTTATTTGTAAATTTCCAAATTCACTTGAATTATTACCACCATTAATTCTTGCTAAAACAGATACATAATAAAAACCTGTTACACCTGGAGTAAATCTACCTGTTGAGGTACTAAATTTACCACTTGGTGTTTCTTTTGTTATTGTTGTATAGACTATCTCTGTGTCTGTACCAGAAGATATAGATTGAGAAGCACTAGAAAATCCTGCTTGTATTAAAGGAGTATTTTTTAAAGCAGTATTACCAACAGTTACAGTACCACTTCCATTACTAGAAATAATACTGTTGCCACCTGCATCTTGAATATCATTAACACGAATTATAGAACTCATTTACTTATACCTTTGGGTTGTCTGCTTTTACTTTTGCAATTCTTGTTTTCCACGCATCTATGTCTTTATAGATTTCATCTAATTGATCTCCTATATCGCCATATTCTGCTTTACGAGTTGCTCTAATTTGATTGTTTTGCTCTTGCTTGTCTGCGTCTGCATCATAACTTGCAAGTTGCTCGTCAGTTGGTTTTGCTATGCCAAGATTCCATTCTTTGATGTAAGCTCCCTTACCATCTGAATCATCTTGCAACATAACGTCTTTTGTGAAATCTACTGAAGCTACACCATTAGCTGTGCAATACATTTCTATTTTTGTACTTAATTGTGCCATCATGCACCTCCTTAAAAAATTGTTTTATGATATTAGTTTGATACCCCAAAAATTGTTATTAAAATCACCTCTTGTTTCTTGAGTGCTTCCTTTATTGTGCAAACAAAAAATTTCGTAATAATCCGTAGCTGTTGTGTGATTTACAAGCCATGTGCCATTAGTTGTAAGGTTGTCATTTACACCTGCTGTATTCATGTAGTCTGCTTGACCTGTGCCAGTAAAAAAAGCCGCTCCATTTTTTCGTAATTGCATTTGAAATTTTTTACCATCACCAACATCTTTAATAGTTACAGCACAACCAAATAAATAATATCCTGTTGAGCTTGGAGTAACTCTATTATTTGATGTATCAAACACTCCGCTAGGATCAAAGAAATTACCACTTTCAGTATCAAATTGTATCTTTGTCATTGTGCTATTTGAAATATTAAATGTTCCACATTTAACAGAAAAAAGTGGTGTGTTGACTCCACCAAAACCTGTTTGTGAAGCACCTGATCCTAATGCGATTGTATCACCAGATTGTCCAAGTGTGATTGTGCCTGTTCCTGTTCTTTTTAATATTGTATCTACTTTTAATGTACTCATGTTAATTTAAAACCTCCAAATACTGAATTTTCTCCACTATTAATTCTTCCAGATCCATCATCCGTATCTATTGAGCCATATAATTGAATGTAATCTCCAACTGCTAAATCAAATACATGAGCAACATTAAATGTGTGATATTTTGTTCTTGTATTTCTAACATTATTTTCTGATTGAACTCTACGAGTACCATTTTTGTAAATTCCTAGTTGACCAGCAATAAAATCTGAATTGGTAAGTGAATTTATTAAAACATGACCATAAATAAAATATTTACCAGCTTCTCCACTTGGAACTGTAAATTTATAATTACTAGCAGTATTTGTGTAAGCACTATCTGTATCTATTTCTTCTGAATCAAAAGGAATTAAAGTCCAAGTAGCATTACTTGGGTCTAAGTTTCCACTCATTTTTATTGCAAACATAGGAGTATTTGCTGAACTCATGCCAAAACCAGTAGCAGTACCAGAATTTGTTATTGTTGCTCCACTAGGAATTGTAATTGTATCTCCGCTATCACCAACTTGTAAAGCTGTTCCACTTGCAGGAGAAAGTTTATTCGCTTGTATTTCACTCATTATATCACCACCAATGTTGAATTTGCAGGAACAGTAAGAGTTCCATTTATTGTTACTGTACCAACAAGCATTGCATTACGACCACTTGTAATTGTTAGATCCGTATAGCTTGTAGGATTTTCTAAATAGAATGTGCTTGAAAGTTTACTAGCTGCAACTGTACCATCTGAAGGAGTACCAACATCTACTGATTGTCCTTCAGCTATTATGAAATCTATGTCCGAACTTGCTACACTTACTCCGTTAAAGTCTAAAGTTGCACCAGATACAGTATATGCTGTTACTGGCTCTTGAATAACTCCGTTTACACTTACTAAAATATTTTGTGCTGACGATGGTACAAAGTTTTGCGAGTTATGTTGTAAAGTATAACTTGTTGCAGGAGAACTTCCTGTTACTGATAAAATTTTTCTATCACCTATGTTTAAATCTCTGCCTATGTAACTCATAATTTATCCATTTCTTCTTTTAACAATGTCCAAGTGATTTCAGGATGAGGATTTGTTTTACTTGTAATAGCTGTTTGACCATCTTCGGCAACACCAATAACCCAATCAAGATTATTGAAATCCTCTTCAGTTAAAATTTCTCCAGAGCCACTTACTTGAACATCAGCTTTTAATGTAAATAATGCTTTCCAAAATTTTTCCATATTAGTCATGCTAACACCTCCATAAGAGTAAGATTAGTATATTGATTTGTAGTGTTTATGTAATATACTGTTCCTGTTCCACTATTAGCACGACTATAATAAGTTTGAATAGCTACAGAGCTAGTGGTGTTTGGTGAATATAAATAATGATTACCGCCAAAAGCTGTTCTAACATCATTTCTTAATTGACCTATTGCTCCAATATCAGAATATGAAGCACCACCTATGCTGCTATAATAATTTATTCTCATATCCTTGTTACCAGAATTTACATAAGCATTAGCCATTCCTAAAATAATTAATATTTTTGAAGATGTTGCAGATGGTGTTAGAGTTGCAATATGACCAGTTGCTACTAAACTATCAGAACTTGAATATGTTTCTACTGACCTTGCAGTTGAAACGACTTGACCAATCTTACCTGCACTAATATTTGTTAATGCACTTCCATTAAGAGCAGGAAGTGTTGTTCCACCTAAATTAGCTGCGTCTATTTTTGTAAAAGGCATATTATGGTTTCTCCCATACTGTATGTGTTAAGTTACCTTGCTCATCTCTAGCAAGTAATTCATCATATTTAGAATTATCGTAATTGGCAGGTATATCTCTTAGCTTTTGCCTATATTGAGTTTGTGCATCTGTCATGTTGCCACGCAACACCCACCAATCAGTTTGTTCTAAAAATTGTTGTCTTAATATTTTTATTCTGGAAAGTTTAGATGCATCGCTATTGTAATCTGCAATATCTTTTTCTCTTTGTGCTTTTTCCTCATCTGTAAAAGGAGTAGGCACACCATTTATTATATTAATTAATTCACTCATGAGTTCACCATTCCATATACTCTAATGCTATGATACGATAATGTACCTGCATTTGTTTCAAATTTAATTCCATCTGCATTTTGATTTGCTGTAGCACTATGACCAAACATACCTACATATAATTTATCACTACCACCATTTCTAAATGTGTATGTTCCACTTATCATGTGCCTTGCAAAAACATCTGTATTAGGATCATAAACAGTAAAATCAAAACCAACATAATGTGCATCACTATCACTATCTATATCTGCTTGTGCAAAAGCACCATAAGTAGCTGTGTGATTACCATAATTATTTTGTGCTTGGTTTTCTCCATTATCAATATAACTTGTTCTTTCTAAATTTATGTACTGATTGTTGTTTAAATCTGAACTACTTGCTCTTAATCTAAATTTTATCCATGTATCTGTTGATGGAGCAATCATTCCTATAATTTTGTAAGCTCTATAAGTAGAAGAAAAAACATTATCAAAAGTAACTGCACTAGCTGAACTAGAACTTTCTGAGCCACCAAGATAAACTAAACCACCACTTGCATCTGCAAATTCTAATTGACCTGTTGCAGTAGAGCCACTTCCAGTAATGCTTTTTACTTTTAAAAACTTATCTGCTGTTGGAGAGTTATCAGGAAGTTTTAATGTCCAGGATTGCGATGATGAGTGATCTGGACTTTGTAATGTAACTCCATGACTATTGACATGGCAATTCAATTTTATTTTACCTGCAACTGAACTACCATCACCTTTAGCTTCTAATGATGGTACACTAGAAGTTGAGATAAGATTTAGTTTGTCAACTGTAATAGCATCGTTTTGTACTTTTGCTGTGGTAACTGCATCTGTTTTTATTTTAGCAGCCGATACACTATCATCCGTTGGATCAACTGATTGCATTGTTCTACCAACATACAAAATTTCTACTCTATTATTATTTAATGTGCCACCAAGTGTAAGTGTTGTTCCACTAACAGAATAATTATCATAAGATTGTATTACTGCGTCTACTGTTACAAGTATGTCTTGAACAGAAGTAACAGCTCTATCTAATGTTATCTGTGTTCCACTATTTGTTGTACTTACTTGTTTTTGAACTGTCTCGAAAGACGTAGCAGGTTTATTTCCAATATAACTCATTCATTACCTCTTATGTGCTAATGTCATCTACAGTTGATACCCACGCATCTACACTTGATGCAGTATCACTTTGTATTTTTAAAATATCGCCACTTTGAACAACAAACTTTGCACCACCATCTAATACTTGTAATTGCGATCCTGTTGGGATTGGAGCAGATTTAAGTAAATAAAAATCATTAGAACTATCGTTTATAAATACACTCACATTAATTGCAGATGAATGAACATTTGCTAATGAGATACCAACGATTGTGTCGTTAGAGTTTGCAGTAAAAAGAGTTGATGCACTTGTGCCAATATTTCTAGCTTTGTATCTTCTAAAATTTTGTGCCATGTTTCCTCTCTATAATGCTATTGCCATCGCAATCGCAAAACCATTAGTTGCTCCTGTGCTTGGCAAGTTTGTTAATTGACTACCATCTACCGCAGGTAATCTTGCTGATCCGTCTAGTTGCACAACATTGTCTGCTGAAGTACCAACAGCTTTTGTTGATGCTGTGCCTAGACCAGAAATTTTTGTATTAGCAATAGTACCTATACCTAAAGTAATATTGCCTGAAGTTGTTATTGGTGATCCTGATATTGTAAATTCTGATCCTGCTTGTGCAATGCCAACTTGTGTTACTGTGCCACCTGACGAAGGCGTAACCTGTGTAAAGGTTATTGCTGCTGTCGGAATTGATCCTGAATCAGTAGTACAAAGATGAAAAGAGTCTGCGTTTACACTTCCTTCTTTTACAATGATCATCTGACCTGCAAGTTCGTCAACTGTATCAAAGTCAGGATCACGACTTGCTGTGCCACTTGCTACAACTTTATAAATACCATTTTGTGTATTATCTGATTGGCTTTTAATTAAAACTTTATCATTCGTTGCTAAAGTTACTCCGTCTAAAGTATCACCATTTTGTAAATCAGAAGATAAAGAAATATTACCTGTTGATGCAGCTCTTACTATAATTCTTGTTTTTAATCCTGTTACAAGATTATCTACATAACTTTTAATTGCTACATCACTATTGTTACTTGGTGATCCAAGACCTGTTATGCTACCCCCTGTAATTGCAACGTTACTAGCAGCTTGTGTTGAAATATCTCCTAGACCTAAATTTGTTCTTGAAGTACCTGCATTTGCAACATCACTTAAATTATCTGATGCAGTAAGTTTTGTGTTAATCTGTGTTTGTGCATTAGAAGATAAAGTATTTATAAATTGAAATTCAGAATTTGTTACACTTCCATCTGCAATCTTAGTAGCATCAATTCCTGTTGCTAATTGAGAATTTGATATTGTTCCTGTTAATGATGATGTTGGATAATTTGTTGCGTCTGATAAATTAAATGCAGGAGTAGTATCTGAGCCACCAAGAGCTAGACTTACACCACCATAATTTACTGTTGAGTTTACGAGTTCGGCATTTTCAACTCCACCATTTTTAATTGTTACTGCACCAGAAGATACAGAAAAATTATCAGAGCTAAAACTAGCGATACCCTTATTACTTGTAGTAGCATCTTCACCTGCTATTGTTAAAGTTTGACCTGAAGCTGTGGTATCAATACCTTCGCCACCTGCCAAAGTAAAAGTTTGTGAGTCTAAATCAACTGCACCTGTTCCACTATCACCTGCATAATCTAAATCTTGTGCTGTAATTTGTGCATCTACATACGTTTTTACTGATCCTTGCGATGGAGGTAATACTGTGCTTGTACCTAAACTGTTGTCATCAATTACTGGTATTGCAGGATTAGTAAATGGAGAGCCAACAAAGACATCAACATTTGTATCTGATCCGCTTATTGTACCACTATCAAAAGTAAAATTAATTGTTGTGTTTGTAGAAAAAGAAGAAGAAGCAACCTTACCATATAAGGTGCCAGTATTTGCACCAACAACTTTTACTCGTCTGTTTGCGTGATAATCGGCTGTAACATTTGTTGATGCAACAGTAACCGAAGTTCCTGAAGCTCTGGCAAAAGTACACGCACCATCACGATCACCAACAATAAACCATTCTTTGTCATTTAAAAAAGAACGAATATCACTTAATTGGTTACGCATTGCATTGTTGACATTAGAAGGTGGCATCCCTTCTGCAATACTAATGCTATTAATCGTTGTATTGTTAGCTGCTGTTGTTGAATAATTACTTACTGTCATTGTTGCATCCTATAATTCATTAAATTTTGCATTTGATTTTGTGGCATATTAAAAGCACTTTCTCCTAATAATCCTGAAGCAACTCTACCACCACCTGAAGCTGCTACTGAAGGCACATTTATTAAACCTCTTGTTAATGCTCTTGATCCACCATACAAACCTTGTGCTGCAAAAGTTGGTAATATTAATCTTGCAATTAATGATGGAGATATAGCTGAAGCACCTGCAATTAATCTTGATGCAGTTCCACTATCAGGAACAAAATCACCAAAAATTTCATCACCTTCTCTTGCTGTATTAAGCATTAAGTTTCTACCAGTTTTTGTCATTTTTCTACCAGGAGATAAGTCAGCTTGTTTAATTGCATCTAATAATTGTCTTGATGAAAAAATACCTTCTGTTTTATTAGCTTTTGCCACAGCATCACCAATTGGTTTTAATTGTGCAAATGCTAAATTTATGTCTTTTAATTTTACACCTGCACCTGCGGATAAATTAATTCTTTGTGATAAAGCATTTTTCATTTCATTAAATGCTTCACCTATATATTCGTCAAAACCACCTTTTTTAAAAAATTTTGTAGCATCTTTTCCTAATACTGATTGCAATTTTTTTACATCTGCACCTGAAATAAATTTATTTCCATCTGCATCTATTGAAATTTTATCTTCAAATAAATTTTTTATTCTTTTTAAAAGTAAATCTTTAGATGCTTCGTCAGTATCAGATTTGGCAATTATATTAACAAAATCATCTTGAAGTGAAGTGATAGACTTTGCGTCTAATGTTAATTCTGGTATTATTTTACTGTATGCTTCATCCAATGTTTCTTGAACTACTCTATATGCTTCTGTGCCATTTACATTTTTAAGTTTTGTCTGTAAAATTCTTTTTGATTCTTTATCTAATATTGGCTCTAATGCTTCTATCATTGCAAACTTGTTGAACTCTGATAATGATTTTGTTTTTGCCTGTGAAATAGCAGCTCCAACACCAGGTAATGATGTTGATGATGCTTCAATACCATATAATAAATTACCTAAAGATCCACTACCTTTAACAGTTTGACCACCTGTCAATCCTATACCTTCTCTTATAAATTTTTTTGCTAAATCAGTTGTTTTAGGTAATATTTTTTCAGCAGCTTTTCCTATTCCTGCACCTAGTACAGCACCACCTACAGCACCTTTTATTCTGCTTTCTGCATCTTCACCAACTCCTGCTCCATATAAACCGCCTTGCACAGCACCTAATTTAGCTGCACCTTTTATACCACCAGTTTGTGCTAAGTTAATTGCTTTACCAACACCACTTACTGCTCCACCTGTACCCCTAATAGCAGCTCCACTAAGTCCTCTAGCACCTGCTCTTGCAAGTCCTTGACCAACAGCAGTAGCACCACCACTAGCAATCATTGGTAATATTGCACCACCAATTTCACTTCCATAAGCAAGTGTAGGATTAGTTTCTCTAAATCTTTTTATTTTAGCTCTAGCATCAGCAAGTTCATCTTCGTATTTAGTTCCTCTTGTTCGTGATTTGTAAAGTGCTTCTAATTCATCACCAAATCCAAAAGCAACACCTTGACCAAGACCTGCACGAAGCATACCTTCACCTGCACCAACATTGAAGCTACTTTTATTTTTCTTTACAACATCTTTTTCTAAAGAATTTAATATTTCAGTTAGACTTCCCATTATTCACCTAAATCTATTTCTATGTTATATTTTTTTGCCAATTCTATTATTTGCGAAATTTCTAAATCACTAAATCTTTCTTCAATTACTTCACCATTTGCATCTGTATTATTTCTTAATAATCTAAAAAGTTGGTTTTTTGAAAAATTAGGAATATCAGATAAATCTAATTCTAATAATTTTTGAGGATTAATTGTTTCTAAAAAATTATCATTAAATTTAATTAATTCTTTTTTTGGATAATTAGTAAATCCACCAGAAGTAACATTTATGTTATATGTTTCTAGTGCATCTTTATATGTATTATATTTTTCAGCAAATATATTTGACATCAATCCAATCACTACATCAGGATTAGTAGCTATGTTTGCAGGATCACCACCAAGTGCTAACATAATTCTTGCAGCATCTTGTTCGGTCATTACACCACCACCAACAACTTCTACTCTGTTTGCTCCAATTAATCCTTGAAACTCACCAGCTATAATTGCCTGTTTTAATTCTTGTGGATTTAAATCATTGTCAGCTAAAATAGTTTTTATATAAGTGTTAAATTGTGTAGCCAACTTCTCCATACCTTGTGGAGCTGAATCAACATTTTCCATGTATCGTGCAATTTTTTGTAACTGATTTTCTGTTGTTTCAAGATCGCTTTTAATTTTAATAAAAGCATTACCAGATATATTTGTATCACCTAAATTGCCAACGGTAGAAATTTCTGCTTGTAATTCACCGCCAAACATATCATTTCTAAATGGTTTATCTTTACCATTTACATCAACTACAATTCCACTATCAGTTTGATAAGCATTATAGATTTTTCCGTCATTAGGATTTTTTACAATGTAAGCAAAGTCTTTTTTATCTACATTACTTTTTTTTGCAGCTTCTCTTTTAATGTCTAGTTCTTCTCTTGCTAGACTTTTATTTGTAGCATACTCATCTGCCATACCAATAGCTTGACCTAATGTTTGTGGCATAGTTGAATATCCGCTTTGTTGTAATAAACCCATAGCAAAATCAGTTCCATAATCTGATTTTACAAAATCTTTAAATTGATCTAGTAAACCTTTTCTTTTTTTTGCAGATGTATCTTGTGATGTACCAGTAGTAGTTGTAGGTTGTTTTCTTTGTTGATCTAATAAACCAGAAGCTTTTAAATATTCTTGTTCTGTATCAAATTGAGGAATGTTGCTTGTTACATTTTCTGTTTGATTTGTTGTAATGTTAGGATTTCCAAATTCGAATTCTTCAGGTAAATTAAAAACAACTTTTCCATCTTGTACTGTTACAAATTTTCTTTGATCTTCAGGTATTCGTGAATAAACATTATTTATTTGATCTCTTAATTGAGGATAATTTCTTAAAAGAGGATTATCAATATTAGGATCTACAAATTGTGATCTATCAGTATTAGTAAATATTCTAGGAATTGAAAATCCAGTTTTATTTTGACCAAAGCCAACCATCATCTGTGGTCTAAATCGGCTAGGAGGACTTGCTTGAATAGAAGGATCACTACTAGCACCGTAAATATTATCAAGTAAAGATCTACCCATATTATATACTTTTGCATTTTTTTGCATCGGTATTGGTAAACCTGTTAATCTATTAACTGGTATTTGCATTAATAAAATCCTCCAAGTAGTCCACCTGCGGCTGCACCAAATAACGGATTGCCAAACATTGAGCTACCGCCAATTTGACCTGCAATTTTTCCACCAGTTAATGCACCACCCAAAATACCTGCACCTGTGTTTCTAAAGACAGGTTGAGTAGTTAAAGTTGTCTGTGGAACATTTGCACCAATAGTACCAAGATATTCTCTTAGTTTTAAGAATGGTCTTTGTTGTTCAAAATCAAATCTTCCAATAGCATCTTGTAATTTTGCCATTTCTAAATCTTCACGAGCTGCACCTACTTGTCCAAGTTGTGCAATATCATCGTAATCAGCTTGACCTAAAGATGGAGCTAATTGAACAGCATCAAATTGTCTTTGTCTTTCTGCTGCAAAGTTATCAGCAAATAATCTATTTTGTGCGTCTGCTAATTCTCTTGCAAGTATTTCTTGATTTGCTCCTGATCCTAAACGACCTGCTTTAGTAAATTGTGATTGTACCTGGCTTGTAACATTATCTGCTACTTGCTGTGCAACATTTTGTAAAAATGGATTTGAAGTAGGAGATAAATAATCACCTTGTAAAATTTTATTTACTTCTGTTTGTGCTGATCCAAGTAATGGATTACCTTGTATTGCTCTTGCTTGTGCAAGTTGTAAAGCGGTTTCTGTCTGCGGAGCAAAACCTGTATACGTTGCTTCAGGAAAATATTGTGGAGTTTGCGACTCAAATAAATCCTGACCGTAATCTATTGCTTGTTGAAAATATGGTCTTATAAATTCACTTGGCTCTGATGCCGTAGTTGTTGTTACGTTTTGTGGGTTACTACCTTTACTCATAAATCTTTCCTAATAATAAAAACTGGTTGATTATAACCATGTAATTTTCTAATCCATCCTTTGCGACCTGCTACTTCAATAGCATCACAGCCATTTCGTTTTGCAAAATCTTCTATTTTCGTTTGTATGTCGGTCAACCAATGACCTAAATTTTTTCCTCCTGCGAGAAAGTATCGTAATATTTTTTTTTGTGGATACTCTGCCATTTCTGTAATTACAGCACATTCCACACCACCTTGCCAACTTATCCAAAGTTGGAAGAAATCTTTTTGTATACCTTTATAAATATCCTCAAGATTGTAAGTATCATCCAAAGCTTTTTCTAAAAATGGTTTACAATCTTTCCAAACAAAATCTACATCTTGCTTTGGTACTTTTACAATCATCCAATAATAATGTACGCAAAGTTTTGATCGTTATTACTTGAACTTGCGTGTGTTAGTGTTGCCGATCCACTTGCTCTTGCAGAAACAAATAAATTATTTTCTGCTGTCTTGCCGTTTGCTGTAATTGGCATGAACACAATAACACTATCACCACCAATCCTGGCATCTGTCAATGTTGTTGACGTTGCACTAGCAGTAAGTGTAATTGTTCCTGTACTGTTTAGTTTGCCATCCATTACGTTATTCAATGTAGAACTAACTAATCGTAAATGCTGCGAGTTGTCTGGCATTGACAATGGCACATTTAAAAACTGATTTGTCATTACCTTTTACCTTCAGGTCTAGTTTCTACATCAACACCTAACATATTTGTAAAGTTGCCATTCACACTTACACGAAGTCTGTGGTAGCGATCCGTTGTTCTCATAGGACAATTACCAGAAGTGTTTTGTGTTACTGCTGTTCCTGTACTTACAGCATTTGCTTGTGATGGTCTATGGATTGGAGTAACAGTTATTGTTGTATCTTCTCCATTTGCATCAACAATTGGTATTGCATTAATTAATGTGCTTCTTCTACCATCAACACCTTCAAACTCTGTTGTATCAACAGTTGCCGAAAGTGAAGCTCCTAAAAATTTACCAAACTTTTTTTCTGAATTAAAACCTGCAAGACCAATAACTCCTTCATCATAAAAGAACGAGTCTAATGATCGTGGTAATCCGTCTAGTGTGCCAAGAACATCTAAGCTTTCTAAAGTATTAAATGCTTCTTGTGATGCACTTTGCACAAATGTTAAATCTTGACCTGATCCTGTTGACCAACGATCAGTAGAGTAATTATAAATTAACAATTTGTTATTTATAAAATCTGTACCTGTTGCACCATCACCACGATATGACCAAACAACAATGCTGTTGTTAGGATCTATCGCTGACGTTACACCTTCAAGATTAGATGTAATGTCATTAAAAAAGAATTCATCAACTTTACCATTACCAATTGGTGTAAGCTGCTGACCACCTGTTAGTTTATAAAAACCATCTTGTGCTAAGAAGAATATTTGATTACCAAAAGACGCAACAGATCGTGGAGCAAAAGCACCAATGTTATCTGCAATCTTGTTAAAATTAAAAATTAATGGTGTACCTACATAGTCAGCTCTATAAATAGCTCTTTCCATAAAAATAATACCAAAACTTTCTCCACCAACCATTGCTTGAACTGATCCATGTGTTCCAACAATATCTTGGAAACCAGATTGTGTTGCTTGGCTAGGAGTCCAGGTTGAACTATCATTTAGTCCAGACCACTTAACTCGTTGGTTGTAAACAACACTTGATTCTGTTGTATAACCTGCAAAAACAAAATCTCTTATGATTGCTAAATATTTTGCCTTTAATGTTACACGATCTGAAAAAGCTGTATCTGTTCCTTCTTCAAACTTTTGTATATTGTCTGCACCATTTGTTGCAAGGATGTTTGCACCAAATTGTGTAAAACTCCAAAAATCTCTACTACCTGCTGTTGTTGATCCGTTATATCCACCTGCTTTACTTTTGTCTTGAAAGACTAGGTTGCTATCCATTTGATATAACTTACCATTATCACCTGCATAGTTTGTTGTTCCTGAAGCAGAAAAACTTGTAAATAATCCTACTGGTGTTCCAGTTAATCCTGTGCTGCTTAATGCAGTAAAACTAGGAATGCTTTTATATCCTTTTGCTAAAGGAATAACATTATCAACTTTTGTTGCTCCACCATTTTTTAACGTTGGTAAATCTGCCAACAGTTGTCCAAACTCAATCATACAACCCTTCTAGCTGACATTTGCAACGGAGCTGCCGATACACGACCTCTCTGTGCTGACTCGTTTGCTGTTCTAACTCCTTCTTTATAAAGTGATGACCATACAGCCAATCTTTCATCTTGCATTAAAAACGGAGAAGTTTCTGCAAGTGATCCGTATAAATACAAATCAGGAAAATCTGTTAATACATCATTTGTTGTGTTTGAATCTGACAAAGCAGTTGGTCTTTTAAAAAAACCAAGTTCTAAAACATTTGCACTATCTGGCTCGTGTCCTAAATATATTTTTTTTCCGACAATCGTATAGTAAACTGGCATACCGCTTCCTTCACCTGCATTATACACACGAAAAAAATCAGCAGGACTCATGTATTGCAACATTGTGTATGGTGATGTTTGCAACATAGCATATCGAAGTTCTAAATATCCTGTTGGTAAATCATAAGATTGTGTACCTGCAACAGTTGTAATAGAAGTATCAACAGTTTCCATTTCCCTTATGCGTAAATCTCTTGCGTGTCTTGTTTCTGCTAAATCAATAAAAGTATCAATCTGTGCAGTTAAATCATCACGGTTTAAGAAACTTGCAATCTCTGTTTTTAAATTTGCGTATGTATCTAGTGCCATTATACTTTCTTCGGATAAATTTTAAATTTTTCATTGTCAGGATCATTCAGCCATTTAAAAAATCTTTCACGATCTTGTAACTGACCACTCATTGTCATAATCCCTTGTTTTGCTAATTGTTGTACGACTATTAAAGGTAAAGATGCAACTTTATACATCTTTGCGTCTTGCATACCATTAACTTTGTATGCACCTGCGTTTCTTTCAATTTTATTTCTTTCTAAAATTCGTGAAACATCTTGATAGTTTTCAATGTGATATTTTCCTTCACTACTATCAATGTGCATTTTTGTTTTTACTGGTGATTGTTCATTACCAGTAAAATCTATTTTTTTGGTCATACACCTTTAACTGCTGCTGCAATCATTTTATCAACACTATCTTGCATTGATAGTCCTGGATTTTCTGTTCTTCTATAACCAATCTTGAACATACGATCACCACCAGAAGTTGTCTTGCTTTGAGCTTTGCCACTTCCTCGTGAGATAGTCATATTGTTCTGATCTCTGTTGTGCATATTCATTGTTTTTGGCATAGAATATTTTTTTATACCTGGTTTAAAAACTTCTGACATTTGTTCCTCTCTATTAATTAAAAGGAGCAGGTAAAAACCTGCTCCTAATCAACACATTATGTGTTTAAGTTAAATATACCGTAGTTTGCGTTTGGTGAACGACATACAAGAGTCCACTCAGCTAATAACAATCTTTTATCGTTATCACCTGTTTTTGATAATTCTTGTGTTTCAAACGGTCTTAGGAATGCAACTTCCCAAGTGTCCATTTGTAGAATATCAACTCTAGTGTCTAGTGAATGTCTATCAGGGATAAAGCTTACTTCACCAAAATCTGAAACATATACATCTACTGCACCGATAACTGTCATATCGTCTGCGTTTTTGTATTGTGTAGCAACTCCTGAGAAAGCTGAAGCTAATACTTTATTACCTGGACTCATCAATATTGTGTCAGGGTTTCCACCTAACTCGTATGATTTTTGTAATCCTGCTTTTAATAGAGCTTCTGTGTAAGTTCTATTTGTACCACCAGAAATTGCTGTTGCACCATTTCCAGTTGGAGTAGCAGAAGGAGAGCCGTTCTTAGAAAAGTTATTGGCTGCGGTTGCACCGCCAGTACCAGTAATATTTCCACCGTACCAAGTTCCAACGGATGCAGATTTTCTTGCAGCCGAACTTGATCCTGTTACTTTTGCTTGTTCAACTCCGACCATGCCGACTTCCATATCTCTTTTTAGAGCTTTGCCGACTTTGGCTAATTGATAAGCAAGTTCATCACCTCTACCTGCATTGTCAACTGATCTATCTGTGCCAGATACGATAATTGCTTCTGCTGATATTTGTGTTCTATTGTTAAGACGATCCGTTGGACTAATTGCTGTTCCTCCGTAATCATCACCTTCTATTTGAAAGTTGTTAGCTGCTGCTCTCAATCCATCAGTTTGCCACTCATGGAGAGTATTAGTAGCTGTACCTTTAGCTGCATTAGTCATAAAAGGAGTTTCAGTTGGAGAAATATTATAAATTACATCCGCTAAATCTTCTCTTATACCTACAGCATCATAGGTATCAAATGTGTTGCTCGGTTGAGCCATCGTAACCTCCGATTAATTGTTTGATAACATGGCAGACAACACCTTTTGTGCATCTTTCACATTACCTGATTTTTTCAATTGTTTCATGCGATCATTCACACGCACTTGCTTATCGGTAGATCGAGTATTGTTTTTACCTTCAGAAGATACAACACGATTGAGTGGTTTAACTTTTTTATCTCGTAAGTTTTTCTTTTCAAGTAATTGATTATACTTAAAAGCATCATACAAAGTTTTAACGGCACGATGATCAACAATCATGCTAACCTCTTGCTGTGTATAACCTTGTTTCATTGCAAACTTGCTAAGATCTTCCATAAGTTTTGGTGCTTTTTTTTCATCACCAAAAATAGGCAAAGCTTCTACTAATTTACCTCGCTCCATTTTAATATGGTTTTCATAAAGTTTTTCTTGCTCTTTTGTCTGTTCCATTGCTAATTTTTGTCTTTCTTTCTGTACATTTTGTTGCAATTCTTTTTTGCGATCATGTTCAGCTTTTTTGACAGCATATTCAGTAGGATCAGTTTGAGCTAATGAAACCCAATCTATGTTATCTTCAGTTTGTAAATTTTGCTCTACTGCCTGAAGTTTTTGTGCGTATTCATCACGCATTCTTTTTACTGCTTCTTTGTCTTTGGAAAAATTGTTCAACTCTGTATCTAATGATCTTCGTTGTTCACTTAATTCCATCGTCTTTTTGGTATAGTCCGATCCTTTAGAGTAACCTTCCATTAACTGATCCAAGCTGACTTTCTGCTTATTACCGTTTACTGTAACTTCATAAAGTTCTTGTTCGTTTTCCGTAGTGGTTTCTTCGTTATCAACTAAATCTTCTTCAGAAATATCATCTACTGTCAACTCATTGTCTGCTTCCAGGTTGACTTGTTCAGCTTCTTTTACTTCTGGTTTTGGCTGTTCTTCGCTTCTTGCAGTATTGATAAGATTGGCGAATGCCTGTTGTGTTTCCTGTATCGTTGTGGTTGGTTTAGATACAGATTCCGCTTGGGGATTATCTGCCATAAAAACTCCTATTGTTTTTTGTTTAGTTTGCCTGTTTCCATCACAGACTTGATGTTCACTAAAAGTAGATCAAACATTTTACCCATGAGATAAATTTTTTCTCTACCTTCGGAATCTCGTGCAGGTGAATTTAAAAACTCACTGTATAATTCTTGTTTTATTTGTTTTATTGCATCTTGAAATACAGGATTTTCTAAAATATTTTTTGCTAATTCAGTTCGTTGTTTTTCTTGTTCAGGTGTCATCTTCCTCTTGTAAATCCACCAAGTGTAGTGCTAAATCCTGACGATCCTGTATTTGCAATATTTCTTGCAATATTTTTTGCAACGGCAGATTGATATGCCGTATCATCTCTACGTCTAACACCATCATCAGTAATTACTAAAGAACTTCCTCTAACATCAACTGGCTCTGTGCCTTGACTTTGTACCTGTGATGCTGTTCCTGTATTTAAACTTCCAATCATATCACCCATTGTAACAGGTTGTTGATTTGTTTGTTGTAATACAACATCTTTTGTTTGGTCTAAATATTGTTGTGGATTATACATTGTAAATATATCACCACTTTGTTTACCAAAAGCTAATGGATTTAAGTTACCGAATACATCTTGATTTTGTGTTTGTGATAAAATTGTATTTATAGCTTGATTAAATTTATCCTCTCGTCTTTTTCCGCCACCTGTTAATGTATCTATCAATGACATTCCAAAAAATGGAAAAACACCTTTTTTTGGATCAAAAGAATAAATTGGATTACCAAATTCATCTTCACCGATTTCGTATTTATCTAAAAATCTTGTTGCACCAAACATATTTGATGGATCATTTTTCATATCATCAAATAGTTTTCTGCTCTCTGATCGTGTATCTATATTTTCATTATCACCGCCACCTGTAACTTCATTTGGCATATCACCACCAAATTGATCTATTGGCTGACAAACTCCATCAATTAATTGATAACCAGGAGGACAAGGATCGACAACTGGATCTGTTTGTACTGGCGGATTAAGAGGAGGAAATTCTTGACCTGGCTCTCGTAAATCAAATATAGGATTTATTGCAGGAGGTGTTTGATAAGGTTTATTAATATAACTATTAATAATATCTTGTGCCGTAGCAGATTGCATGAAAGGACTAAAAGTAACCATTAATTTAATCCTTGTTGCACAATTTTACTTGCAAGTTTTTCTTTTTCCATATCTAAATTATCCGTATCTTTAACAACTTGTGTTGCTAATTTTTGTTCTTCTAAATCCATTTTTTTTGCTTTTAATGTAGAATCAATTTGTAATTTTTTATTAGCTAATTCTAATTCAGCTGCAGCTTTCTGTTGTCGTAATTGTATTTCCTGCTCTGCCAATCCCAACGCAGGATCTTTTTTCGATTGTCTTGGTTGAGGTGGCACATTAGCAGGATTATTGAAGAATGGTGAAGCATCTTTATAACCTGAGTTTTGTAAATATTGTTCAAGAGTATTGTATATATTTTGCGGACTCACCATGTTCAAACCGCCTTGCATTAATAATTTTTCTTGCACCGCTAAAACTCGTTGCAATACATCTAATCGCTGATCCTGATTACCAGTTCCAAGTCCAACTTGTACCGTAACATCATAACGATTAAACCATTCACGAGGATTCATCGGAACAAACTCGTTGTTTATTCTAATTAATCTTTCTTGATCTTGATATTCGCAAATAATAGCAAACATCGTTTTGAAAATATCTTTTACACCTTCAGCAAAGTTTCTTGCAATGAGTTCGATACGTTGTGTTTGAGCCATCATCATTTGATTTGTTGATGTAGCCGTTGTATGTGATTTGTTTATTGTATCGGCATTCAATCCCATTTGCTGTTTTGCTACACCAGTTCTTGATTCTTTAATTTCATCAATCTTTTTAAGCATCGCCAAACCTTCATTTAAGAAGTTTGGTGTTTGCATTGGTGTTACAGCATTTGGTGATTTAACTCTTACTACTCCACCTGCTCTGCTAGTCAATAAATCATCTAAATTTGCTTGACCATCTACGACAAGAGTTCTTGCGTGGTTTTGGAAATACATATTATCAAGTGTATTTCGTAAAATTGTTGATGATACTGCCTGAATGTCAGCAATAAGATCGTAAAAACTTAATCCAAAGAAACGATACGGCATAGGAATAGCTCGTACCATTGTTATTGGCATAAAAGGTATTTCTTCGTTCTCTAGCAGCTTGTAATTGTTATATCCGTTGCCACCAACAGTAACTTTTCTTAGTTCAGCAATGCCATCGCCATCCATATCAACTTTTAGATAGCATTCGGTTACATTTACTACCGCTTGTGAAGGATCTAATGTGCTAACATTTAAGTCTGTTGACGCATCATCGTAACTTCTTCGTGTAACAGCTTCCGTATTGAACACTTCTTCGTCAGATACAGGTAAATCATTAACAATTTCTGCATCATAACCCATATTTATGAGTTCAGATCTCGTTTTATACACTCTGTGAGCTATAAAATTGCAATCTTTCATAGAAGTTGCTCTTTTTGACACCAAAATATCTTCTGGTGGCACACTTTCTATCTTAACTCTGCCTAAATCTGTTTTTCTCTGTAACTCAACATCATAAGTTACAGGGAAAAGAGCATCGTCATTTGATTTCTCATCGACTTTTGTTATCTCAACCTCTGTATCAAGGAGTAGGGAATTATATTCTATTTCTGTGAGGTCTTGATACTGCTCTTTTCTCTGTTCTTTGCTTGGATTCCAGTAAATTTTGCAAAAACCATTCTTTTGAAGTAATGCGGTTTTAAATAAATCGTATAAAACATTAAAACCATCGTTATCTTTATAAAAAATATGATTACAATAGTTGGAAATGCTCTCTGCATACCTCGTATCTTCTGGTTGTGTTGCTTCAAATCTTACCATGCGATCACTTTGTGTAAACATACGCATTAAACTTGGTAAGACGGACTCTACTGTTTCCAGTAACTCTTGTGTAACAACAGCACTTCTGCCTTCAACCTCGTTGCCGTATGGCTCTCCGAGATAATATTTAAGCGATTGCTGTCGTTGTTCCGATAAATCGGAAGTATAATACCCTAAAGAGTTTTGCACCTCTTGTGATATTACTTGTAATAATTCTGAATCTGTTTTTTTTGCCATTACATAATTCCTAAACTTGGATATTTAATTTCTGTACTCCAATTTGATGATGTATTTAATCCAACCGCCAGGTATCTGAAAGCATCCGCACTATGCGAAGTCCAATCATGTACTGGTCTATTCTTAACTTCTCCTCGATCATTTGTACTCCACCTGTATTGACGAAGTGCATCTAATCCTAATTTTGTTTTTTCGTGATCAAACCAACATCTTGATAAAATCATTCGTACCGCATTGATGCCATCTTCTACTGACAGTTTTGGTACTATGGATGTAACTAATCCTAAACTCTGTGCTGTTTCAATCCTGGAGTTTCCAGTTCCTATTTCTCTAACACTTGCATCGTGAGGAAAGTAATGTGTGTCATACACATAACCTTTATCCTGGAGCATCCCTGCATAGTATTCTAAACCTTCACCACTATCTTCTTCGTAGTCAATCAAATGTATTGCAGATCCTACTTGCTGCACAAACCAGATAGAGGTTTTATCTGCCATTCCTAAATCCCAAAAAGTATTAACTTTATGCTTGGAGTCATAGGGAACTTTGGTAACTCTGTTTTGTTCGTCAGCCAGATTTAAGCTTTTGCCGTAGATTGAGCCGATACCTGCACTATCAAACGAGCATTCAAACTCTGCTTCATAGATTTCTGGTGGCATTAACTTCTTGGCTTCTTCTAATTCTTGTTCAGGTACAATACCTGTTTCACTTGCCTTAAAGTTTTTTGCTAACCAGGTTTCATTATGCTGTGCGTGATCAAATAAATCATAGAATGCGTTATGACCAGCAGGAGTGCCAATAGCAATCATCCAACCATTTCTATCAACTAGCGATGGTCGAATAATCTCTGTCCATAAACGAGGTGGCATCTGAGCCACTTCGTCTAAGACACATCCATCCATATAAAGACCACGCAAAGTGTCTGGTCTTTCACAACCAAGTAATTGAATTCTTCCACCATTCGGTAGATCGCATCGCAGCTCGGTTTCGTGGTATTGGACATCTGGGAGGACATCCGTATAGTATTTTAAATAATCCCAACAGTTTCTCTTGGAGATAGAGTACGTTGGAGAAATATAATAATATCGTGGATTAGGTAACTCGTTTTGTAAGCACTTTTTGATCATTTCATTGATGCAAAGTACCGTTTTACCAAATCTACGGTGGCATACTAAAACATTAAATCTCTTTAATGACTCGTGTATTTCCTTTTGCAGTTGTCTTGGCTTATATGGAATAGTTATTTTTTTCATTTAACTCCATTGCTCCGCCATTGCTTCAGCTATACCAGACCAAAATTCAGACCTTGCTTTCCATCTTTGCCTTAAAGGTAAAAGTCCTGTTTGATAATAAAAAAATGACATCTTTTTTCCGCTTGAAAGAACAATGTCAGGTGTAATTTTTATTTCATTGGTTGGGTAAAGCTTCGGTAAATTTTTTAACCATAAACAAGTTGTTTTTTTTGCATCATGTCCAAATTGATACGGTTGAATTATCTGATCTGGTTTTCTAATTTTACTTGAAATTACAGATACAGGATTTTCTAAAGCAATTTTTTTAATATTTGCACCCAAAAGATTTTTGACAAAATTAAGTGCTTTTTTTTGTTCTTTTTGTTTTTTTTTAAAATGTCTTGCTCCACTCACAGCTAAATGCGTACAAGGAGGATGAGCAATCATTAAATCCCATTCTTTATCAAGATGTTTTAAAACATCATCCTGAATATGATTACCAGGTATCTCTGTCGGTAAAATATCACAACTCCATGCGTTATGACCTCTTTTTTCAAAAGCTGATCTTACAATGCCTGAATATTCACAGGCAATTAACACCTTCACTTCTGTTTAAGAAAATCATTCATGCGAGAAACATCTTTGCCTTTAACAACTCCTTTGCCAGAATTATCAGAAAAGTTAGATTTGTTGTTTAAAGCTTGTACTAAGTCCGTAAAGGAAATTACCTTCGGCTTATTTTTAGTTGGTTTTTTTTTGTTCATAAAATTCGTAAGCAAAATTGTGCTGAGTTGAAATGGGTTGTAATATAAATATTTATTTACACCTGGGGGTTGTCAAAAATTTTAACCCTTTTTTTTATTTTATTACTCAATATTTACCCAACATATAACAATTTTGGCTGTATTCTGTTAAAAAAAACGGTTTGCACAACCGTTATTACAAAAACTCTTAGAAGATCCGTATCAAAAAATATGTTTCTTACGAATTAACCCAATAATTCCGTTGTATTCTCTCCAATAATATTATTATCCTTCTTCTTTCTATCGTTCTTCTTCAACTTCTTTTTAATAATATATTGATCCTTATCGTTACCAATTTGTAACCCATCATTAAAACAATCAACAACCCTTAATAATTCAATTTCATTGTCTTTAATCGTCTGAGCTTGTGCCAGGTCAATATAATTTAATTTCAAATTATTTAACATTTTTTCAAACAATATTAATTTTTTATCGTCTTATGTATTGACTAATATTATATATAGTTTAATGTTAGTCATAACATAATAACAAGGAGATATATTATGAATAACGTATATACTGAAGATCTTGCAAAGTTCGGTTTTAGAGAACTTGACATTGCAGGAGATCTTTTAAAAGCAATTAAAAAAGGTTTACCGTCTGACTTTGATAGTGAAGGTATCAAAGTTGGTTTTAATACTCATAGCGGTAATGTCTTTTTAACTAATGCAGATTATCAAGTCGCAATGGTTGACGATGAAGGCAACCTATATTCTTTTTATTCTTCACCTTATGAAGGAAAAGAAGGATCTTATGAAGATCTAAAAGAACAATATGACGATATGCACCCAGAAGATCAAGAATGGTTTGACGATCTTACTAAATCTTTAAACAAGGAGTAGCAATGAAACAAATAAAAGTTTTATTATTAGTTATCAATTCTATCATGTTGGCTTGGATGCTAACCGATTATAATATTTTTCAACATACTTTTATAAGTAATGTTTTTTTAATTGCTTTAAGTATGTCTTGGATCAAATGTTATGATTTAATCATAAACAATGAAAGCGAGTGAAAATGAAACAAGATAAAATATTTAACTTTTTAAAAACTATCAATTTAGAAGATAAACAATTTATTTTAAATTATCTGCTAATGAGTGATGATACAGATTATTTTTTACACAGTAATCAAAAAGGAATAGGTTTTAATACTGATAAAAAAGATGCTGTTTTTTGCACTCTTAACGGCTTAACTATCCAAATCAATATTGAGTTGGATAAACTGCGAATGTGTGCCGTTAATGAAAAAAAATCAAAAATAAAAGGTGATAAAATCAATTGGAATAAGACTAAGCTTAATTCCTTTGAAATTATCACAAAGGATTAACAATGAAAATTATAAAAGTTAATGCTTATGAATTTAACGAATTAAATCAAAAAGCAAAGAATGAGGTTGTTAATTGGTTAGATCAACACCCTTTAGATTATGAAACTGAAGATGAACAAGGCAACATTATAAAAGAATATCAATATTTTTACGATATGGAAGAAATTGATATTATTGAACATTGTGAAATGAACGAATATTTATTTAATAAATATGGTGAGCCAATTCATCATTTAGAAATAAAGGAGTAATAATGAACAATAAAACAATTGATATTTCTAAATTCGATCTTACAGATCATAAAACTTTATATAATCTTGTTTATATTCTTGACGGACAAAACAAGGTTAAACAATCAAAAATCAATGATTTGACAAGCAATATTGATTTTCTTGTGAATAATAAACACAAAGATATTAAAAAATATCTCAATGAAAATGGTTTCATTGTGATAAAAAACCCTAGTATTAAGGATTAATTATGAACTTAGATAATATTGTTATTAATTATAGGATAAATACTGAAAATAAAAAAGATGGAGTCCGTCAAAATATGATGGATTTTATCGCTGAATTTCACAGTTATTTATCATTAGATCAAATCAACATTTTAAAATTATTAACTTATAATGAAAGTTTTAATTTTAATTTGAATAATAAACAAAATATAACAGTAACTAGAATAGATAAGGAGTAAACATGAAAGAGTTAAAAGATCCAATTACTTTAAATGAATACAATTCAAGTTTATTCCGTGTTTCTTGGAATGATGATGAATTAATTCAAATTCATTCCGAAAAAACATTGAAAGACGAATATCAAAAAACAAATTTATTTGATGATAATTTATCTTGGATTGGTTATCCTAATAACATTTTTAATGCTAATGATTATCAAAGATCGTTTAAAACTTTGAACGATGTTATTTATTTTTTAAACGATGATGATTCAAAGTTTTTACCAATTCACTTTGTTTCTGATAATTGTCGAATAGAGAGAATCAAATGAAACATAATGAACTAAAAAAAATAATGAGTTCGCTTGATATTAGTCAAGCGGACTTGTGCCGTATTTGTTTTGATCAAGTAACAAATTCTGATCGTGTAATAGTTTCTACTTGGTTAAGCGGTAGAAAGCCAATACCTCGTTGGGTAAAACAACTCTTAAAATATTATAAAAATAGCCAGAAATAAATCTGGCTATTTATTATTTATTTTTTAGTATTTCATATAATTTTTTAATAATTCTATCTTGTTCTTCTTTGTTTAGCTTATCAAAGCTAGGAGAAGTTAACAAAATTTCTTTTATTTCTTCGTAAGTTTCTTTTTTCATACAATATAAGACGATTAAATTCTTAAATTGTTTTAAAAAAATTAATGAATTGTCGGTTTTGTTGTAATACTTCTTTCTGATTCAAATTGTTTTACAAATTCTTTTATTTCTCCTGCACTCTCAAAGCTTGTAAAATGTGCAATCAATTCTGGTTTATTAGTAATATTATTTGTTATTAAATAAAAAGTTACAAAAGGATCATTATTTAATAATTCTTCTTCAAACATTTTATTTACTCCATTCAATAGAAAATTTTTCACCTTTATTATTTGTTAATGATAATTGTTGTTTGTCTGTGCCAAAAGTTTTTGGACTTAATTTTGATGCTAAAAATTGTTTATGTTTAACAAGTATGTCTAAAGCTTTTATTGAATTTAAATTAACTTTTTTGTCAGTAGCATCTTTAATCATATCTTTGCATTGATCTTCAACAGCATCTAAAGTGTAATGAATACCGTCTGATTTTGCTTGTTCGTATTGTTCTCTTAATTCTGGTTTTTCATTCATCCATTTTCTAAATGTATTCCAAGATAAATTTTCTTTTGCTATTGCTTTTCTAATGCTTTCACCTGTTGCAAGAGCTTCAAGAATTCGTTTTATTGCGTTCCTTGATTGGTTAAACTTAGGCGGTCTGCCTTGTGCTTTTATAACTTTATTCATAATAATTTGGAAAAAAAAGAAACTTCTTCGAGTCTAGTAATAAAATAGAGTAAAATTGTCAAAACTGTCAATAAAAAAAAATATTTTTTTTATTCGTACTTTGGAGCAATGAGTCGGTATATTTTTTCTTTTTCTTTTAGTTTAAAGTTTTGTTTTATTCTTGCAATGATCGTCATTAATAATTCGCTGTATTTGTTTTTAACTTTACGTCTATCAAGTGCTGTTAATCTTCCGATTTTACTCCAGGATAATCGTTTACCTCTTAACCATATTATTTTGCGATCTTCATCATCATTAATTAATTGAATTAATTTTAATGCTAATTCCCAACGAGATATACTTCTAGGAGATAAGCTTATTTTTGGCTCACTATCGCCATAATTTAACCAATCAATCCTATTCATATCCATCCAAAAGGTTAATTTTTGCTTACGAGTAGCACTAGGCATTCGTTGATCCGTCAAAAAAGCATCATAATATAATTGATCTAAATCATGTTCTGTTATTCGCATAAGTGTTTTGCATAGAGGAGAGCTTCTTGTTTTGTATCTTTATTAGAAACTCTTTCTAACCATTCATTGTAACGATGAGGAGATAATCTTTTTACCATCAACCGAATATATTTGTTTTCCATATTCTGATTGTAACTAAGACCGTTATTAACAACTTGCTTATAATAAGGATTAGTATTCTTTGCGAACTTCTTAATTGTTTTACTTATATCTATATTAATAATAGGTTTAGTAGGAGGTGAAGGTTTGTTCGTAGTAATTGGCTTTGAAGTGAATGTTTGTTCGTAGTTTTGGAATTTATCAAACGTCAATTTGTAGTGATTTTTACCTTTTATTAACAACTTATTAACAAACTTATGCCTTAACAATTTGGCTGTGGAGTATTGGACTTGACGTAACGTAAGACCTGTTAATTGAACTAACCGCCTGTTCGTTGGGTATACTTCTTTCTTTTTAAAGTTGTAATGATCTAATATCCAATAAGCGACTTTTATATCGGCTATACTAAAAGTTTTATTGTTTAAGATCTTTCCAACAAGTTTCCACTTTTCAAGCATTCATTCTCCGCAGCTTTTAGGCAATCGTCAATATAACCTTGCCAAAAAATCCCAGTTTCTCTAACAATTTCGGAGTAATGCGTTCCTTTATTACGAATGTATGTTTGTGCTAATTGTTCAGCACTTTCTTTTTCTTTTTTAGTTTTTAATAATTGTTTGGCTTTCAAAGTGTTCTCCTTCTTCACTAATGTTGACCTGGACTCGGAATAAAATACAACCTTCAGGAATATAAATCTCTGTTCCTCTTTCGGTGCAATCCTCGTCTGTATCTTTGCTACAAAATAAAACCCACTCAGAAGGATCATTTGGATTTTTTTCCATCCAACCAACATTTATATTGATAGCTGCTTTGCCATCCCAATTGGTTTTCCAAACCCCATCGCCTTCTCGTGGATCTTTCCATATAACAAAATAACAATCTTTAGAAAATTTTTTTGCGGTGTCCAAAAAATTCATAAAAATTATTTATCACAAAAAAAAATAATCAAAAATACTTATCCATAAATCTTTCCCCAACACTTTCACATCTATTTCACATTGTTTTCACTTTTTATTTTATTTCATATTAATTTTTACTTTTTTTATGATTTTTTTCATAATAATAAATGCCTAAGATGGCACAAACGACAGTAGCTTCAAACATATCTAAAATAATACCTAGTTACTTCATGGATCGTGGATTAGACCATTTTTCACCTACACAAGCAACAACACCTCTTGATGTTTGGATTTACAAATACCTTCATTGCAACCAAGAAAAAAGAAGAAAGATGAAGGGTAGTTCTAAAATGCGTTGTGGAGTTCTTGCAGGAGATAGTGTAACTGCTGATATATCAGGCAGGGTTAGACCAATATTTCATTATGACGGTTACAAAGAATGGAATGATAAGAAAGATGAAATGCAATGGAAGAACGACAAAGAATTTATAAATGAAACAATTAAAAAAGTTTTTTTAGGTTTAAAAGATATTGGTATTAAATGGGATGATAAAAGAACAAAAATAGTTTTTGAATATTATGTTAGTTACGAAGATCCACGATTAGTAATTCCAATAATAGGCAGAACAGACATTCAAACTCCAACAGCTCTTGTTGAATTAAAAACAAAATGGAGCAAACGAGGTGCAAAGAAAAAAGATGGTACACATAGTTATTTTTTTCCTGAGTTAAAAGATGAGCCAGAAGAAAGTCATTTGCAACAAGCATCAATGTATTATCATGCAACCAAAATTCCAACATTTATAGTCCAAGCAACACCAAAAGACCATAAAGTTTATGATATTCGTGAAAAAGATCATAAAGCTGCACTCAACGAGTTAGTTGTTAATTGTATGAAGAAACAAGAAGTTGCAAAACTTAAAAACCCATTTGAAGTTATAGAGCCAAATTTTTATGAATATGGCAATCTAAAATTTTGGTGGAACATCGGAGATAAATATTTAAACGAAGCAAAGGAGTTATATGGCTACTGAAACTGCCGATAATAAAAAACTATTAGATGCAATAGCTGAATCACAGCGAATAGAAGAAAGTAAAAGAGTAAGTACAAGAGGTGGTAAAAAATATTCTTATGTAAAAGATCGTAATTCTATATTTAGAAAACATTTTGGTTTAGATGTTAGTTATCATTCTTCTTACGAATTAACTGAGCCAAAAGTTTTTAGTTACAAAAATAATAAAGGTGAATTAATTGAAAAATTTATACCTGGATCAGTAATTGTAAAAACAGAAATATTTTATAAAAATAAATTTTTAGCTTGTGGACTAGCACAAGAATTTAGAGATTCAAATCCTGTAAATACAACAAGTGCAATGGAGAATTGTCAAACGTCATCACTTGGTAGAGCATTAGCAATGCTAGATTTAACAGGCACGGAATTTGCGTCTGCGGATGAGATGCAAATAATGGAAATCAACAAAAGGGTTGTTGATTCCACTAACAATAACGATGCGAGTGATACTTCGGAGGAGAATAAAAATCATATTCCTCCTATAAGCGAAAATGATCAATCCTCTGAAGTATCTTTAAGTGATTTTACTATGATAAGTAATGCTATTGATGGATCTAAACATCTTGGACAACTTCGTTCTATTTATACAAAATATAAAAATGAAATAGATAGTAACGAGCAGCTACAAGGAGTTTATAAAAATCACGAAGAAAAAATTAATCGCAATAAACCTAAAGACAATGGATGGGATATATGAGTGAAAAGTTTGAATTGAAAGAAGGTAAAGGAAATATTATGCCAAACAAAGATGCTGACGCAAAGCATCATTATTATGGATCTTTAAGAGTTTCTCGTGATGTTAAACAAGGAGAAACAATAAAATTACAAGGTTATAAAAACGAAAGTCAAAGTGGTAATAAATATATTGGCTTACAAATGTTAGATAAGCGAGAACAAGATCTATAATGGATTTATATAATCAAGTAACAGAGGTTCTTGAACAAGCTGATCTCCTGGTT